CAGAGCAGGCTGAAGACAAGACTTGGGGTTTTACGGATTTATTTAAAGCAAGAAATACTTTTTTATATGACTTATATCATTCTGATATAATTGAAATAGAGACTTTATGTTTATTTGAGATGATGTTGAAAAAGCGATGGCTTAATCTACATTCTTCTCAAGACCCACTCGGATTGTATGAAACATTATCAGCTCGAGTGTATAAATATAGAATGCTACTGGAGTTCCTCGGTATACAACCGACAACAAAGATGGCAGAAAATGCAATAAAAGTATTGACACCAATACTAAATTGTGATAATATATAACATATACAAAATAAACAATAACATACACTGCAATATAGGAGAAAAATAAATATGTCATTCGCGGCACTAAAGGCATCTAGAGAAGATGCAATGAATAAACTAATCAGCGCTGCTGATTCAACAAAAGACAAGTCTTATGGCAACGATGGTGAATGGAAGCCAACCGTTGATAAGGCTGGAAATGGATACGCTGTTATTCGTTTCTTACCAGCGCCACAAGGTGAAGATTTACCTTGGGCAAAGTACTGGGACCACGGGTTCAAAGGCCCAACAGGTCGTTGGTATATCGAAAACTCATTAACATCGATTGGTCAGAAAGACCCGGTTAGTGATATGAACTCTTATCTTTGGAACACAGGACGTGATGAAGATAAGGAGTTTGCTGATGAAACTCCAGTCAATCCATTTGACTTTTGGGGTGGAGCAGACTTTAAGTTGAAGATTCGTCAAGTAGAAGGCTATCGTAATTATGATAAGTCTGAGTTTGATAATCCTACTCCTCTACTTGGTGGAGATGATACCAAGCTTGAAGAAGTCTATGACCAACTAAAATCTTTAACAGATTTTGTTGACCCGGCTAATTTCAAGAGTTATGCGGAACTTCAGCGCAAGCTCTATGAGGTTCTTGGTGAAGATGGAGTCCCCGGTGTATCTACTGAAGTGGCTACGGAATTGAATGAAACTTCCGAGCCGGTAGTTGATGCTCCTGCACCAGTAGAACCAACTCCAGTTGCACAGCCCGCGCAAACTGGTGATACGGAAGATGATGATGCATTGAGTTATTTTGCTAAACTTGCTCAGCAAGATTAATTTAACTCATTTGAATAGGGTAGGGAGTGGTCGTTCATTGGCCACTCCCTTTTTTTTATATAAGTTGTCTTGGTCCCATGCCATACATTGCCATGGTTAAGTCCCTATCAGGCGTGATAGTATTTTGAATTTGAGTAACTGCCATAGATTGATTCCCTTGGCCACCACCTACATTTTCAACTATCACGGGTTGTGATGCATTGTTTGCTTGTTGATTTAAATTGTCTTCTTGCATGGCTGCTATTCGAGCGCCTTGCCTTGTGTTCATGTTTTGGATATTGACTCGGCCGGTTCTTCCACCAAAGGACATTGAAAAACCTTCTGGTACTAATGATATTGCATCAACAAATTGCTCTAAATTTTTTATTCGACCTTTATTATCTAGGTCTGCTAACATTTCAAGGAATCGTTTAATACCTTCTTTTGATTCCTTACTCCCCATTGTTTTTGTAGCATTGGCGAATCTCTCAAGGCCGGCTCCAGCGTCTTCTAATGCGGGTTTAATTGCTTTAATACCATCTACATTATCGGCCAATCTAAGTATCTTATCCATTGGAGCTTCACCACCAAAGAGTTTTCCAACACCTTCAATAAATGACCCAATCCCTTGACCTGCACCAAATGCAGCAAGTCCTGCGCCGATTCCTGTCATAGCCAATAAGAATGTGGCAGAATCACCAATAAATTCTGTAGCACCACCTAATTTATCACTTATTGATAATAATGTCATTACATTATCAACAATTGTTTGCGCAAATCCACCTGTTGAGAAATCAGAAATAGCGGTTCCTAGACCAGCAATGCCGGCTCCAAGACCAAAGACTGCGAGACCAAGACCTATACCCGACATTGCAAGATAAAATGTACCAGCCTTTCCAATTAAATTAGCAGCACCACCTAGCTCATCAGATATAGATAATAAAGTTATTACACTATCTTTAATGGATTGAGCAAACCCACCTGTAGTAAAGTCTGCTAAAGCCGATGTTAATCCAGCAACACCTGAACCGATTCCAAATACGGCTAAACCC